CACAAAGTGTGGAATTATTGTGATGATGTTTTGGTGGCAACGCGTCGACCATGGTGGGGCCTAGGCCTCATCACGAAGAACGTTGCTTATAACGTAGAACGGAAACATGTGAACGCTGATCATTCAATACTTCTCCTCGTCCCATTCAAGTCGTACTTAACCTTTCCTCTCATTTCCCTCCAAACCTCATGCCTGCAAAGGCTTCAGATTGCTAAGGGAAATGATCTCAGAATGCAAATTAAGACTAAGGGTGACTTGTTTGTTAGCACTGGACGTGTAGGAGAATTCAGCTGTGCCACTGTCTCCGTTGCTGTCGATGAGCTGGTTGCCAAAGCCGCTCGAAGCAGCAAGGTGAGACTGACTGCAGGAGTCATTCGAACCGTTACTCATAAGGATGACTTGTCGGTCTTAGAGGCATACATTCTTAGTGAATACCATACTGGCCAACAACCTTGGGTTGGGTCAATTGTGTATCCCCAAGAGGAAGCTATTCTCCGTTACCAATTCTCAGTGCCCGATTTTGACCCAAATTCTAGAGCCTCCATGGTCGCATACATGAATCCATTCATGCAAGGGTGTTATGCCCCTGACGTGACCTTTGCCAATGAGCTCAGATCAATCGAAGCACGAGTTCTCGAATTACGTACTCTCAAACCTGAGATGACCCGAACCATTTCCCGTCATATGGATGAGTTTGTTAGCATGCTGATTCCTGAACCCCGCAGTCTGCACCCAGTGAGTGTTGACGAAGTCTACGCTAGGCAGCCTAGACGGACTCAACAGTCGATATTGGATAAGGCGTGCACAACCAACGATCTCAGTGGCCCAAGTATTTGTAATACGTTCATGAAGAAGGAACCGTATGATAATATTAAGCCTCCCAGAGTCATCACCACCTATGGCCCAAATACTAAATTGCATTATTCCCGCTTTTTGTATTCTTTCTCTGACCACGTCATGAAGGTTCAACCTTGGTACGCGTTCGGTAAGAAACCTCGCAATGTAGCCGGAAAAGTTGCTAATATATGTATGTGGTCAAAGGTTAATGTGTTGGCGACGGATCTCGCTCGCATGGATGGCCACGTGAACGAGACCTGTAGAGAATTGGAATCGCGTGCGATGATGGCAGC